AGTACATCAAGCACAACTGAATCAGTTATAAATGAAACTATTACAAGCCATCAATACAGAACAGGATATAGCTACTCTGCATCAGGACATAATATTGAAAGTGCTGATACAAATAAATACATTAACCCTACAGCTACAAAACTCACAGAACAAACAGTTGGAGGCGTAAATTTTAGTTGGACTTCACCAAACTTAGAAGCAGTACCAAGATGGACAATTGTAAATCCAGGAGGTGCATTTTCTCTACAAGAAACATTAATAACGCCAGGTTTAGACACAGTGACAACAATAACAAGAACAATAAATACAAGCACTACAACAGAAACTACAACTACCTTTGGACAATAGTTTTATTAATATGTCCAACAAAAGTTTTTGCTAATACAACAGTTGCAAGTCCTAGCTCTAATGCTCAAGGTGTTGTGAATAACAATGCAACCATGATAACTCCATCAGCTATGCCATCTTTTCGTATGAGTCAGGGTATTGTCTGTGCATCTCCTAGCCTAACAATCACTCCGTATGTAACAGATGCACATTCGTTTTCACTGCCTAGAGAAACTGTCACTAGACAAAATATATATGACGAGAATACAGGTGAGATAAAATATGTACAAGAAACACCTAGATTCGAGAAAGAAAATTTTAATTTAAATTATGGTATATCTGCACAAATAAACATACCGCTTGGTAAATCACCAGCACTTTGCCATGAGGCAACACTAGTAAATATAGAAGCACAAAAACTATTAATAAAGAAAACGAAAATGGAAATTAGTCTTTTTCGTTTAGAGCAATGTGCGAAACAAGCAAAATTAGGTGTAACCTTTAAACCTAATACTCCTAGTGCTGTTACTTGTGAAGATATTGTTGTTAATATTCCACCAAATCAAGTTATCCCGCATACTCATAAATTAAAGCAGTAGACAAGCACGGTTAAACTTGCCTACCTAGACGCCCTATCCATTGCCTTGTCGAATAGGGTATATTAATTTTACTTTTCTTTTTTCTTTTTTGTAAACTTATTTATAACTTGTTTTACAAGTGGTTTTATAACATTAAGTAATAGTGGAGTAGAGGCAGCGACAGTAGCAATAACAACTGTATTAACAACAGCACTAGTAGTTGGGATGTATTGATCGACAAACGGAACGTCTTCATAGATAGCAATACATTCAATACCATCTTCTCCTCTCTTATAACCCTTAACTCTCTCTGTACGCAACTCTGATGTAAACTCTCCTACCCTTCTGTCATTTTTACCAGGGCAATCAGAAATAACTATCTCTTCATCTTTTCTTTCTGGAATCGAAGCATCTGGTGTGTCTGTTTCTGGTAAAGGTAATGTTTCATTATTGATAGGTGCATCTTCTGTAATGACAAGATTCTCAGGTGTATAGTCAAGAGGAATAAAACTAGGAAATGGAAAATCACACGTTGTATATACACCATTAGGATCATCTAATAACAAATTACGATTACCTGTATTTTTTATATCACGATGCTGATAAGTACAACCAGGAACATTAATATCAGGTGGCTTTGCTATGTCTATATAATGTGGGCTATAGATTTCTGGTACGTTTGGAACATATATTTCAGGAATATATATATCAGGTATTTCCAATTATTTTTTTAAAAAAGGGATAGATTCACCTGTCTGTCTTGGCAAGGCATTATCCAATACTTTAGGCATCATTCCCTGTACTTTACCCAAAACTTTGTTCATCATTTTTGTCTGGAACTGTTCTGAAGTTACATACTTGTAACCAAAGTACGCTCCACCACTCATGGAAGCTACCATTACAAATGAAACTATGCTAAGAATGTTAGCAATTTTTTGAAACATGATTAAATTTGCAATTTTGAAAGCACTATCTTTTTCAAGTGTGCTTGTATTACTGCTTATTGTAGCTCTGTCTCCTCTCTACGTCACTATGGGGATAATGACTAGACAAATGCAAGAAAAGGTTAATTAATCAGCAGCTTCGGCTGTATTTCCCTCTGCTACCCACTCAAGGTACTCTTGGTACTCGCTGTTTGCTTCGTCAAGCGGTATTGATATACTTCTACCATCTTTTATTGTTTTTATACAAGTTAAAGTGCCATTTGGAAGTTCTGGTCTTTTTTCAGAATTAAATAATTTGTAAATTGGATTTGTTGGATAAGCCATAATTAGAGTTCGGCAGTAAGAGCCATGTCAGCATTACCATTAGTTGATTTAAAATATGCTGCATTACCTGCAGATGTTCCGCTTGACCCTGAATCAACAATAAAACAACCTTGAGTGTGACTGTCTGCTATTGCAAAATCTGAGCCATCAGTATTATCATAACCATTTTCTCTATACCAAGTGTAGGCATTTGAATTTGTAACAATGGACAAAGTTGGTGCTGCTCTCATTGTTACAGGAAAAGGAATAAAAACTCTTACTTCTGTACTTGACCAGTAATTTGCTATTCCTATAGCTTGATTATCGCCTTTTACGATTTGATAATAATACCTCTGACATAAAGCAAGCTCATCTGCAAATGACCTATGCTCAAAATCTGTTGCCACGCTGCCTACTTCTAATTGAACTCCTGTAAGTTCAAATGTTGCATTATTTGTTGTAAACCATGTTGAAGTCTGATCTGGTGTTCTGGAACTATTGTCTGCTGCTGCCCAAGCATTTAATGGTCTAGTTCCAGTTCTATTAGTACCATCAAATAAATGCCAACTAATATACATTCCTAAACCAGTATCATTATTAAAAACAAGATTTGAATTTCCTGGAATTGTTTTTGTAATTTTTGTCCAAGTGTTAGCACTTAAAGAACCAGTTTCCATAACATAACGATATGCACTTCCATTATCTGATTGGAACATAAAATAAAAATTCTGTGCAACACTGGATTTAACCCAAAAAGAAAAAGAGATATTACTAGAACTAGAAAGATAATTCCAACCTGACGTAGCAATGTCTTGATCTTCTACTCTATGCTCAAAAACCATGTGGTCATCAGCACCAGCACCACTTGTCTGATTACCATTCTGAACTTTAAATGCTTTTCTAAATCCTAAAGTGTAAGGTGTAGTTCCGCTTGAAACATCTGCTTGTGAATATGTCGGGGATTCATCAAGACCACTAGAATAAGATGTTATTCTATCAACAGTTTGATAACCGACAGTAGTAGATGACGTACCACGTTGAGCCACTCGCATAGCTCCGTTTATTATTAAATTACGATTCTGTCTGTTACTTAAGTTGGCAGTACACGTTCCATCAGTATTGTTGATGGTAAGTGCAGCCGTTGATGCTGCCACCCCTTTTATCGAATTTACCTTGATCTCTGACATGATTAACTAGGTTCTGTTGGAAAAGTAACAGATGATATGTCTAAATTACCATCTGAATCAAGTTTAGGAGATGCACTAGCTGGTAAATCACGCAAACTTTGACGATATGTTTTCCAATCTGTAGATAAAGTCAAATCAGAACTAGCTCTCCAATCACACGCTGTTAATAGTCTATTTCTTTCAACTCTTAATAACCTCATAGGTTCTGCGTTATTTAATCTTGTAACTTCAGCATCTATTTCAGATTCAGTTGGTTTAGTGTCTGTATTAATCTTATCCCATATTAAATTTGCATAATCAAAACCATGCCAAGTCCAACTGCCATTTGGTTTTAAAGATCCTACTGCGTTTTGTCTGTTGTATATCATGATACGTCAACCTCGTATAAGCTTATAGAATGAGCGTTTGCTCCCTCATCAAACAAGTAAATTGTATTAGAACCTGATTCTTTTTTTAAAGCTACTTTATAAGTATGAGAGCTTGTATCAGCAGGGTTATCTAAATATACATAAGAAGTTCTAGTTGCTTTTGTCGTGCCATCAGATTCACGAAGGTTTGCATATGTTTCTTCATAAATCATAGTGGTATCTCTAAAAAGTTTTAAAGCTGCCCTTCCTGCTCCTGTTCCACCTATATATGGGTTACAACTTAGCACTACTAAAACTTTATTTGAGCTTGATGTTAACGTAATGCTAGTAGTCATACCTCCTACGTCTGCTCCATTACCACTAGAACTTGCTGTAGAAAAATTTCCACTATTCGCTTGTGCATATTTAAATTGTAAAATTTTTCCAGCAGCTATAGCAGGGGATAGTTTAGTAGAATCTATAGAACTTTGACTTGTTAAAAGCGTTCCATCGGCAATATCAGGCAAACTTATAACTCTGTTATTACTAGATGAAGAGGGTGCTTGGATACTTATAGACCCACCACCTGATGCTGCGTTTAGTTTAATCTTTGCTGTCATGGTTTAGGATATTTGTCCTTAATAGTTTTGATGGCAGTTTTCCAACCAGCTACACCACTATGATAAATCGTATCAAGCTGTTCTTCAATACTTGGATATTCTACTCTTCTTTTTGATTTGTAACTATCATTTTCTAAATCCCATGCAGCTTGTAATGCAGCAAGGCCATCTGTACATTCCTTCTCTGTAGGTTTTGTGCTTCCATCATGCACTATTAAGTTTGCATAAATTTTATTTGAAGAATCACTCCACCCGAACCAGCCACCAGCTTTGCTTCGTACAAGATAATCTTCAATATGATTTGGTCTACCTGTTAAAAAATCCATTATGTATCTCCTAACCTTAAAAAGGTTGCAAATGTTATGTTTTCATTTGTATTAGCAGCAACATACCCTTCAGTTGCACTTTCAATTTGTGTTCTAAATAGTACTTTGCGTTGTGTTGTATTTGATACGTCAAATAAGATTTTTGCTTCACCACACATATAAACACCATTACCAGTATTTACTCCTCCGTTAAAATATGAAGTGGCGACTGTGTTATAAGCTGAATTATTTATTGTCGTACTTATTAATGCTCCTGCATATCTTTGTGTTCGACTCACAGAATACATTGTTAAATTAAATGTAACTAAATATATCCCTGTTGATGGAAATGTAAAAATACCACTTGATTCAGTCATAGCTGAACCAATAGACCCATAACCACTGTGATCGACACGTTCCCAGTTTGCATCTATAGTTTCGGTTATTGACGAAACATTTCTATCAGTAGTAAGTCTCCACTGATCTGCCATTGTTATTCCACCAATCCCAGTACCAGATACACCACTATTAGTGATCTGCATACGTTCAATACCACCAGTTGAAAACTTGATAGTGTCAGCAGAAGGAAAACTTATTCCCGTATTTGTGTCATCTCCAACAATACTTGGTGCGGAAACTGAACCAGCTACACCTTTAACACCAGTTGTTCCAGAAAGTTCTAAACTCATAATTAAAGAATAACAAGTAAACTGCCAGATGGCACTGTCACAGTAACACCAGCATTTACAATCGGACTTACTGTGTGTGCATTTTTTCCTGATGTTATCGTATAGTCTGTTGTTACGTTAGTGTCCGATTCAAAAAATACCTCATCATTACCTCCTCCCGTAGCTCCAGCACCGCCTCCCACAGCAGTAAACTCAGATCCGTTATATATTTCAGCAGAAGTAGTCGTGCTATTGAATCTAAAGTCTCCTGTTGATGGAGAGCCAGGTCTTTGTGCAGTAGTTCCAACAGGTATCTGTAAAGCTGTTGTGTAATTATGTATTACATCTCCAGTAAATGTTGCTCCTGCAACTGGAGCTAGACCTAAGTTTGCCTGGGTTACATTACCAATCTCAATATACCCATTATTTGCTGCATTTCTTATTTTGAGAAGATTAGATGTTGTATTAACTGATAACTGGAACGCTACTTGTGTACCACTAGGATCTGCTGATCCGCTATTCAAACTTTGTATAGCAGCAAAGACATTATTAAGGTCAGTTCTTACGGCGGAGCCTGTGCCATTGTCGATTGTATAGTCTGAAACTTGTGCCATTTAAAAAGCTACCTTGTGCATATTCTACCCTCCTTTACCAAATCCGACAGCCTGATAAGTGAAATTTCTATCAATCGAAGCATTTGATGAATTTTTGAAATGAACAGTAAAACCCGTTCCAGAAATACTGCTTACTTCAAAATAATCTCCTGATGCCATATTCTGAGCATTGATA